GTCAAAAGCAAATCGGCGAGAAGAAAGTCAGATTTGTCACCTTCTCCCCGCCGAACGTTCTGGGTCGTACCGACTGCGATCTCCCGCCAGTTATCCGGATCTGCGAATCTCGCGTGACCGATAACAACGGGCTTAGCCTCAAACGAGGCAATCGTCTCAGGATTAAAAATTTGTTCTTCCGGCCGCAATACATGCACCGGACTGCCTGTTAGGCTTGGCAGGCCGACCTCAGCCGCTGAATATTCAAACGATCCGACGCGGCTAATCGGAACGTCTCGACATAACAAATAGCCCTCCGGAGTTTTTTCCTTCAGAGGGCTGATTTTTTCCGTGGTCAAGAAGCGACCGTCTCGAAATTTCCTTCTCATTTGTCCTTCTCAAAAAAGAGTGGCGAGGGCCAACAGCGGCAGTTAAAGACGCATCCGGGGTGACTCCGAATAGGCGTGCCGCCTGCGCCAACATCGCAGATCGGAGGATCGCTCCATGCGTGAACGGTCTTATCCAGTTCGCGATGCCTTGGGCGTACTGCGTTATCGCCTACCGTGTGCCACACGTAATGGGTCGAGCCCACGGCTTGGGCCCTGGCCTGCGTGAAGTTGGATCGCGCGCGGGCGGTCTCGGTTCTAGCAATGCAAATCGCTCGGGATTCCGTAACGCCGCCCAGCTCGTTTTTGATGCGCTGGGCGATATCGGCATAGCGCTGACCGTCCGATAGGCCGCTCACGGCCCATTCCTGAGCCTTCTTGGCGGCCTCCATGGGCAACGAGCGAATCAGTGCGACCTGCTCCTCGCGCAAACGATTGAAAATCGGCCCTGCGGCTGCGTCTTTGAGCTTGCGGCGAGTTTCCCGACTGATCTTTTGGCCAATCCTGAGCCACGTGTCGTAGTCAGCTGATGCCGCGCGGCGCAGCATGATATCGGCCACGGAGCGGGCCCATTCGTCGAGCCGCACCGAATAATCAAATAGGCTTAGCTGGAGCTGGCTCGGGTCGCTTCCCTCCCATTCCAGCGCTATCTGTGCGATCTGTTTGGCCACTGCCTTGAGCCGCTTGCGATACCAGCGGTCCAAAGCCGCCGTTTTGGCCTGCTCCCGGAACTTGTTCTGCTGCTGCATTTAATCCTCCTGCCCCTGGCGGCATGAGCTCGTTTTCTTGCTTCTCGGCCTCGTCGATGTCCTCCTCGGTGATCGAGGAGAAAAGGCCGATGGTCGGGCTGAGCTTTTTGAGCTCCTTCATTGCGCTCGGAAGCGAGATGGATTCGCTCTGTAACGCCTGCACAATCGCGCCGACCATGGCCGTTGCATACGCGCCTTTCTGCTCGTTGGTCATTTGCCACAACGGGCGGAAATCGAAATTAAAGTCTTTGTCCGGAGTGTGTCCGGTCACGCTCATGTAAATGATATTTAGGATTTTCTTTAAGCCCGGGCGCAGCATCTTTTCCTGCTGCTGTTTCGTATTGTCATAGTAGAGCCGAATGTCGCTCTCGCCGGTGGAATTGAAGCCGACCGGAGACTGACCGAAAAGACGAACAAGCGGAATACCCGTGGCGCCGGAAATCTGCTGTGCAAATTGCAGAAGGACTTCCGGCAGGCCCGTGAACGTGTAGGTCATTGTCTGGAAGTCATCCTCGATGTCGCCCAGCGTCATGCCCTCAATGCTTTGGAATAGCCGGGTATGCTCCATCTGCGTCATGAAGCCCTTTCTGGCAACGTCGTTTGTCAGAATGGAGCGCAGGCCTTTGACCTTGTAATAGCGCAGGTAGCACTTATTGACGAGCTGAGCCGCGCCTTCCGTTGCCATATCAAACATCTCGATCCGGTTGAATAGCGGCTCCAGTACGCTCGCGCCCCAGCCGCGATAAGCCTGTCGCAGGTAGTACGGCAGCCGGCGCCCTTCAAAGCGGCTACAGCGCGAATAATGGCTTTTTCCTCCGGGAATATCGATAGCACTCTGCTCCGAGAAAACCTGGTAAAAAAGCGGTTTGCCGAAATTCGGCCCCAGTTCCTGGACGACTTCCGTCGACGGGTTGACCTGCCAGCAGTCGAGAACGAGCAGGCCCTTGAAGGCGCCTTGTTTGATCGGCCCGAGCGGCGTACCCATATCATCACCGTCAATGAGAAGGACGGCCAGCGAACCGCCATAGAGCCGGGCCCATTTGAGCGCGTCGCACAGGCTATCCCAAACGCGGAATTCGTCGAGCGCAATATCGATCGCAGAAGCGACCTCCGGATCATCGCACTGGAGCTCAACTCCTTCGCGCGTCATGTCATCGGCCACCACGTCAACAGCGAGCCCGCACATCCATGATCCCTGGTACGCCCATTCCAACTCATTTCGCTGGAAAGATTTGAACTCAGGGATGTAGCGATTGCCGTTGAGCGTCGTGCTCGTATTCAGGCCCATGCGCAGGAGCGGGTTCTGAAACCCGTCGGCAAACTGCTTGCTGCCGCCGCGCTTTGTCCGGGAAAGTTTCTTATTTACCTTCATGCTTAACCTCTGCCCAGGCGAATGAACTCATCGAGCCCCGCCTGTGTGATATAGCCGTCAAGGCTGTATCGAATGGCGTCGATGCCGTGGTTGTATTTGTCGACAATGATCGGGAGGACCTCGTTCGTTTTCGGGTCGACCTTATAGCTGTAGAGCTTGAATTCCTCTGCTGTGTGTCGGCAGCGCGGATGGATGACGATTTTGTCGAACGATTTCAGATATGCGATACCGTCCTCAATCGAGCCCTGCCACTTCTCAGCGGCCGAAATATTGAATCCTTTGCGCTTAGCCAAATAGCTGATTGTTTCCGGACGCGAGCAGTCTGCTTTGATCGGCCAGCTCCTGGAGAGCGGGACCGAATCGTACAGCGCCGGGAGCTCGTCTAGTTCCACGCCGTGGCCGAAGGCCTCATACTCGATATACAGCCGATTGTCGTACATGAACGATCGCACCAGCGTGCTCGGGTCGTTCGCAAAGCCGAAGTCAGCGCCGAAAAACAAGCGATCGGCCTTCTGCCAAAGATCGTCCGGAAAACTCTCGACCGTGAATCGCCCGCGGAAAATCTGCGCGTCGCTGATTGTCCGGGGAAATCCTTCCCACACATGCAGGTAGTTCTCGTAGTCATTTTTGCGATCCCATTCCATCTGGCGCCGGAGCGCTTCCGGAAAGTATGGGTTCTCATCAAAATTGACTTTCCGAACATAGGCACCGGGAGGCGGCGCATCGGTCAGGAATAATTTGGTCGTCGGATCGTCCGCCAGGAGCGGGTTAAACGAGACCCATATTTCGGAGCCCGCTTTTCGGATGGTCGGTATCAGTGTCTCCCAGGAAACTTGGGAAATGCTTTGAGC